CAAGACGAGCAGCGAAGATCGCGCCAAGGCCGCCGATCAGCGCGCCCGCAAGGCCGATCAGCGCGCCAAGGACATCGCTGCCGACGCCGCCGCATGGGCTGTGGCTTTCCCTGCCGATCATGCTTGGATCGTCGCCCGGGCTGGTTCCTTCGAGTTTGCGGCCGCCATGCGCGACGCCCTCGCCAAGTATGGCTCGCTCACCGAGCGCCAGCACGCCGCCGTCACGCGCCTCCAGCTCGCCGACGCCGACCGCAAGGCAGCCCAGGAAAAGGAAACGGCTGCCCGTAACGCGACGGCTCAGGACGTCAACGTCGCTCGCATCGAAGAAGCCTTCGCTGCGGCGCAGGCTCACGGTATCAAGCGCCCAAAGACATACCTTGGCGACTACAAGTTCTCGCTGGCTCCTGCCCACGGGCGGAACGCCGGCGCGCTCTACGTCACGAGCACCGAGAGCGATGCCTATCTTGGCAAGATCATGGGGGGCAAGTTCTTTCGCGTGCGGGAATGTGGCGCCGTCCAGGAAGCCGAGATTGTCGCTGTCGCCAGCGATCCCAAGGAGGCAGCGATTGCCTTCGGTCGCCGGACGGGGCGCTGCTCGTGCTGCGGGCGCGAGCTCACGAACCACGCCTCCATCGACCTCGGCATTGGCCCGATCTGCGCGGAGAAATATGGATGGTGATCTCTTTTGTCGCTTGCCCCCCTGCCCGAAATATCGGACAAGGGGGCATGGACATTCAATCAATCGCCGCTGAGATCAGCACCGAGATCGCCCGCTTCAACGGCGGGGAGACGCTTGCCAACAGCCTGCGCTGCGCGGCGCAGATGATCCATGAGGATGATCCCACGGTTACGGCGGCCCAGTTTGGCGACGCTGCGGCGACCGTCACGGGGCCAAACGGCTGCAAGCTGCATCGGCAGGCTGCGATGAACCGTTGGAACGAAGCCAAGGCTAACTGCGGGGACGAATGGTAAAGATCCCCGCCAAGACACGAGCTGCGCTCAAGGCCGTTGACCACACGCCACCGACGCTCCCACTTCGCTACAGCAGGGCGTCCAGCGGCTCACGTCGGGCGGCGCGGGAGGCGTATGTGACGGCTCAGGGAGGCATGTGCTACTACTGCAAGCATGCCCTCGCCGCACCCCCGCCACCGGCGGTTGCGGCGCTTCCGATCAGTTGGCGCTCCTTCCCCGCCGACTTCCTGCGCTCGCCTATCCACCTGCATCACTGCCACAGGACCGACTTGACGATTGGCGCTGTCCATGCGCTGTGCAACGCGGTCCTCTGGCAGTATCACGGGGAGTGAATCCATGAAGCTTTATCTGGCCGGTCTCTACACCTCCAACTTCGACCTCGGCGGGCGCGTTTACTCACGCCTGGACGACCGGGAAAAGGAAATGCGGCAGGACGTCCGCTGGTTCCTCGAATCCTACCACTACATTCATCGGGAGCGGACCGTCAACAAGATCCGGAAAGAGGGCGTCAAGGTGTTCCTCGATTCCGGGGCGTTCTCGGCATTCAGCATGGGGGTCGAAGTCGACCTGCCGGGTTACTGCGAGTATATCAAGAGGAACCTGGATATCATCGAGCATGTGGACGGTCAGCCCCTTGCGTCCGTGCTCGATGCCATCGGCGATCATGTGGGCACCTACAATAACCAGCGGGCAATGGAAGATCGCGGGGTGCGCCCCCTCCCCTGCTATCACTACGGCGAGCCCATAGAGGTGCTTGAGTATTACCTGAAGCATTACTCCTATATCACGATTGGCGGCATGGTTCCAATCTCGACAACGCAACTCAAGCTGTGGCTGGATCGCCTCTGGGCCGATCACCTCACCGACGAGCAGGGGCGTCCCATCGTCAAGGTGCATGGCTTCGGCTTGACTTCGTTGCCCCTGATGATGCGCTACCCATGGTATTCCGTGGATTCGTCAACATGGGTTCAATGGGCGGCAAACGGCATGATCCTTGTCCCCGGCCAGGTCGGCCAGGTCGATGTCTCCAACAAGTCGAGCCGCCGCAAGATCAGGGGACAGCACATGGACAGCGTGACCCCCGTGGAGACCGCGGCAATAGAGGCCTCGATCCGAGCGACGGGCGCGGACCCGGATCGCCTACGGGAGCTCTACTATTCGCGCTGGGCGTTCAATGCCTTTGCCTTCCCGTATTATTCCCGCCATAAACAGTTTGAGGGCGATAGCTTCATCCCCGAGACGGAAGGCCTCTTTTGATGTTAAACGACCTCAAGTTTGTCCAAGGGGCGGTCGCCCGCAAGGATTACGTTCCCGCCCTGACCCACTTCCGGATCGCCGACGGGCGAATCTACGGCTTCAACGGACGGCTCGGCATATCGACCCCGACCGACCTGGACGTCTTGGCCTGCCCGAAGGCAGTGCCCTTCGTCAAGGCGATTGAGCGCATCCCGGACGGTAAGGAGGTCGTTCTCAACGTGACCACAGCCGGCAAGCTGTCAATCAAGGCCGGCCCGTTCCGCGCCTACGTTGACTGCCACCCCAACGACGCCTCCGTCCCCGTTGTCGCCCCTGCCGGTGATCGTGTCGAGCTGGGGGGCGAGATTCTCCCCGTGCTGCGTAGGCTGTCACCCTTCATGGGCATCGATGCGTCCCGCCCGTGGGCGATGGGAATCCTTCTTGACGGGCAGTCGGCCTATGCGACCAACAACATTGTCCTGGTCGAGCATTGGATGCCGTTCTACTTCCCCGCCCGGATGTGCATTCCAGCCGAGGCTGTAAAAGAGCTTCTTCGCATCGGCGAGGAACCGATGGCGGCGCAGATCGAAGCCAATTCCGTCACCTTTCACTTCGAGACAGGGGCGTGGCTCAAGACACAGTTGTTCTCGACCGAATGGCCTGACCTCGGCCGCGTGCTCAATCGCCCGCACAATGCCAAACCAATCCCTGCCGGGTTCTTCGATGCCGTCCAGCGCCTGGACGCCTTCACCGAGAAAGACAACCGCCTGCATCTGCGCGGCGGGCTGTTGGCAACCAGCGAGCACGAGGGTGAGGGGGCGAGCTACGAGCTGCCGGGGCTTGAGGGGGTCGGGTGCCACTTCTTAGGCCAGATGGCAAAGCTCGCCGACGTTGCGCTAGAAATTGACTTTGCCATGTGGCCCTCGCCGTGCTTATTCTTCGGCGATCAGTTGCGCGGGGCCATTGTGGGAATGCGGATCAATGACGCGGTTTGACGCTATCGGGATGTTCTGGCAGGACATGCCGACGTCCCGCAAACGAAGCGAGCAGGATCGGCCCCGCCCCCCGGTGCCTGAGACGGGGTGGCGCGCCCCGTCCTATTTTCCGGATCTGTCGTCCGCCATCGCCCTGTCCATCGATACCGAGACACGCGATCCCGAGCTGCTGAGCTCAGGGCCGGGCTGGGCGAGAGGCCGCGGTCACGTTGTCGGCTTCTCTGTGGGGGCAAAGGACAAGCACGGGAACGTCGGTCAATGGTATTTTCCGATCCGGCACGCCGATACCCCAGAGGACAATCTCGACCCGGACAACGCTCTCGCCTGGTTGAAGCACACGCTGAGCCGCGCCGATCAGCCGAAGATCGGGGCCAACCTTCCCTATGACTTGGGCTGGTTAGCGCATGAAGGCATTCCCGTTGCTGGGCCTCTGTATGATGTCCAATTTGCTGAGGCGCTCCTGGACGAGCGCGCAAAGGTCGCGCTTGACGTTCTCGGCCTCAAATATCTGAGGGAGGGCAAGCAGGGCAACGAGCTATACCAATGGTGCTCCGATGCCTTCGGCGGGCAAGCGAATGATCGCCAGCGCAAGAACATCTGGCGCGCCCCGCCGTCCCTTGTCGGCCCCTATGCGGAACAGGACGCCGCCCTGCCCCTCCGGATCATAGGGCACCAGTGGGAACAGCTCGCCAAGGAAAACCTGCTCGATGTCTTCCACATGGAATGCCAGCTCATTCCGCTATTCATGGAGATGAGGTTCGCCGGGGTCACGGTCGATGTCCCAAGGGCGGAAGAATTATATGACACGCTCGGCAAGGAAGTGCTTGCCCTTGAAGAGAATCTTCGGCAGGCTGTTGGATTCCGTGTCAACGTCAATTCCGGCGATGACCTGGCCCGCGCTTTTGACGCAATGCAGATTCCCTACATGAGGACCGCGCCAACGGAACGGTCGCCGAAGGGGAACCCGACCTTCACCGCTGCGTTCCTCTCGTCGGTCAAAGACCCTGTTGCTCAGCTCATTGTTGATATCCGCCAGCGCGAAAAGATCCGCGGGACATTCATTAAATCCTACATCCTGGACAACCAGGTCAACGGAAAGGTTCACGGCACATTCAACCAGCTGCGCGGCGACGAGGGCGGGACCAGGTCGGGCCGTTTGTCGTCCGACACCCCGAACCTGCAAAACATCCCGGTGAGGACCGAGCTCGGCAAGATGATCCGCCGGATCTTCACCTATGATGAGGGGCATGTGGCCTGGAGGAAATATGATTACTCGCAGATCGAGTATCGATTCCTCGCCCACTTCGCCGTTGACACGGGCGACGGGTCCGCTAACAGGCTGCGCGCCTTCTACGAGAACGACCCGGACATCGACTACCACAAGATCACGCAAAAGCTCGTCAAGGAGATGACCGGGCTCGACCTGCCACGGGGACACACCAAGACGATCAACTTCGGCCTAATCTACGGCATGGGCGAACCCAAGCTAGCACAAGACCTCGGTGTCTCGTTGAAGCTAGGGAAGGAGATGTTTGCGGCCTACCACAAGGGCGCGCCATACGCTCGGGCGACCATGAATGCCTGCTCTGCGGAAGCCGCGCGCTTCGGAACGATCACCACCATCCTCGGTCGGAAATCACGCTTCGAACTGTGGGAACCAGACGAAAGGACAGGGCGGGGCGAGCGTAAGCCGGCCCTCCCGTATGAGCAGGCACACAGTCGCTACTTCGGTAATGTCAAGAGGGCCTATACCCACAAGGCGCTGAACCGCAGGCTGCAAGGCAGCGCGGCCGATCAGATGAAGAAGGCCATGCTTCAATGCTACCAGGATGGTATCTTCGCTGAGACAGGCGTTCCCCGCCTCACCGTCCATGACGAGCTCGACTTCTCAGACCCGGGCGGCAAGGACGAAGCGTTCCGCGCCATGCGGCATGTAATGGAAACCTGCATGAAGCTTCGCGTCCCTGTCAAGGCCGACTACGAGATTGGGGACAACTGGGGTGATGTGAAGGCCCCTAGATGATGACCATGCTTGTGCCGCCCGCGGCGCCGGCGATCTTCGTCCGGCTCAAAAGGCCGTCCCGCCGACTGTAAAGCTCCCAGTCAACGGTATCGCCGGGGATTGCGGTCGGGGTGATCGTCGCAGTTGTGACCCCGGGCGCTGCGACTGTCTCAACCCATGAACCCCCGTTGACCCGGTGGCGGATAATCGTTTCTTGTCCTGCCTCGTTTACCGAGGTTGCGTCCACGATTGACAACACGACGCCGGCGAGGCGTGAGCGATTGGCCCAAGTAATCACCTTAGGCCCGTCTGGCGCAGGGGGAGGGGCAAAAGCCGCGCCAGCATCGAAGCGGACAAGGCCTGGCACCAGCGGCTGCTGCGCTCTGCTGGTAAGGGCCAAGGAATCGAACGGGGCGATGGCAACGTCTAAAACATCACGAAACGTCCGCGGTGTGAGTTTGACCCGAATGGCCGCGCCCGACGGGACAGGGTCTTCCACCACGTTGTCGCCGCTCAGAAACCAGATACGGTCATCAATGGAGTGGGCCTGCGCCGGGGTATCAAGCAGGGCGCGCCGGACGTCGGCGAGGGTGTAGGTCCCGTCCCCGTTATCCGTCACACCCAAGTGTGCGAAAAGCTCGCCATTGACTAGGAACATTCCCGCCCCACTGGAAATGTCGGAAACGGAAGTTAGCTCGTCGGTCGTGATCTGCACAACAAGCGAAGCGATCACCCCGGCGGTCAAATTGCTGTTGGCCGCAATCGTCGTCTTGAGGAGCCCGGTGGGTGTGTAGGTGAGTCCTTCGGTCGCTACGGTATAGGTAACGGTATCCAAAGACGTCCAGGCGTCAAAGTCAACGGAGGCGGCAGGAGGCACCGCGCCAACAAGCACGAGTCCGAAGCCCGACGGCACAGCCAGGCCCGCAGCCGCCGCGATAAAGTAAGGAGCTTCGTGAAGCAGGCGCGTTGTGGCTGCGGTCGCGGGATCGTCGGGCAAGGCCACGCTTGACCCGTCACCGCTCGGGGCAGCAAATACCGTCTGGTTCACTGCGAACTCGTCCTGAGTGCATTCCAGCGAAATCCGGTTATTGTTGAGCGCCCCAAGGTCAAAGGACTTGACCCTCATAACGACACGCTCAATGCCAAAGGCGTCCCACGCCCAGACAAAAGGGTCACCGGGGCGAAGTTGGGCCGCTCGGCGGTTGGTTTCAAGGGACACGCCCATGAGGGGGACCGAGGCCTGCGCCATGTCCCGTGTGGCCAACGCCGTCGCCAACGCCCCGCTGCTCACGCCCGGGTAAGACTGGGTCATGGAGCGGATGCGGCCTTGGGCGTTGATGTTGGCCATGTCCTGAACCATAGAGACGCCCTGCTCGTAGCCCTTGTCCCTGTTTGTGTAGGTGGCACGCACCTGGTTGATCGTGTCCTCCCATGACTTCGAGGTGAATTGGCGGACGACCAGAATGTTGGATTCGTCAAGGACGGGGAGGTCATCGACAACATAGTCCGGCCGGATCAGCTTCATCACCATCTTGCCGGTCAGGGGATCTTGATACATGATCCCGTCCACCTGCCGCAGCACTTCGTTGGCGATGTCCTTGCCGCTATTCGGGGTCGAGATGATGAGAGAAATCCCGTTGCCCTCGTTAAAGAGGACTTCCCCCGCAGCGATCATGCTGGGGACATCGAGCAGGTCGGCGGGAACGTCCAAGCCGCCGAACTCAAGGGTAAAGGCAACGTAGAGCGCCTCCATGGGGTTTACGTCGTCCCCGATACGCTCCCGACCGCCCGGAAGGCCGAGGGTGTTTGTGTATTGGCTGACTTCAAACCACCATGGGCGCAGGTTGTTGGCCTCCCCGATGTTGCCCTTCTCGATCACCAGACGCGCTGTTCCGCGATAGGCGGGGACGTCCCCGGCCCCGATCTGCCCCTCCAGATAGGCGTTGACCCCTTGGGTGAGGGAGCCCGTGTAGAACCGGCAGGTGGCCACAATGCCGCCGCCCTTTTCCCTACCGCCGTAAAGGTTCGGGAGGTTGATGCTGACCAGCGCGCCGTCGGTCGTCGCAGTCCCTGTCCAGAGCGTGTCCTTGTCGGCTCGGATCGAATGAAGGGTTACCGGGCCGAGGCAGAGGCCCATATCAAGACCGATGAAATAGGTGTAGCCGATGACGACCGTCTTTGACGAGAACAGACCTGTTTTCTGCTTCTTCTTGATGGGAACAGCCGCGAAGTCGCCAACCCAGAGCGTGTTAGGGCCTCGGATCAGGCCGCGGCCCAGCACCAGCGGAATTACCGCTCCCTCACTGGCGCGCGGAAAGCGAAGGTCATCGAGCGACGAAGCCCGGGCGTTCTCGACCCTTGGCTTGGGGGCCAGGAGGATCGTAGCGATGAAGCTAACAGCAAAGATGGCAACAAGGAACCAAGGCATATCAGGCCGCCGATCCGTCAAAGGGGTTTTCTGCGGGGATGTAATGGAAGCCCCCAAAGTTGATAACATTGTTAAACTTGGCTTTACAAGTCGGAAGGCTGTGGTCGCACCCCTTTATTAGGTCGACCGTGTCGCCGGGGCGCAGATCAACGAAAGGGTAGCCGAGGCTGATGTTGTTGCCGATGTTGGCCAGAATCATGCGGCGCTCCCCGTTCCTCGTGTTGACGAGCTCGCCTGCGACCAGCACGCCGTCGGCCGCAGGCGCGGTGGTCGTCACCACGTTGACCCCGTCTGTCACGGAAAGAATAATGGTGCTTACCGTGTGGGCAGCGCGGGAGATTCCGCAGCGATCATCATAAAGCACATGATTGCAAGGGGCCTGGTAGTAAACATTCGGAATCTCGCCTTGTAGGGCGTTGCTGAATATGGAAGGCACGCGAATGCTGGCCGTCCGATCATTGACGGAAAACCCCCTGACCTCCCCCTGCCAGAACGGCGAGAAAATAGTGGGGTCGCCTCCTTGCTGGCGGAACACTTCGAGGTAAAGCTTGGGCGGGGTCTGGGCGAAGGCGTAGTCCTTTACGACTGGAACATCGAAGGGGATCTCCAGGTCGAGCTGCAAGGAATCGTCCTCATGTGTTCCCGCCTTGATACGCGAGCGCGAGACGGCAACGGGCTGGTATACGTCCGCTCCAATCATCACCGCCTTCTCGCTCGAAGTGTAGTAATAATTCTTAAACGAGCCGGTGAAGCGATAGCACTCGACCGGAAGCGATTCCTGGACACTTTCTTCGAGGTCGTTGAATGTGCTCATTGCCTGACTGCCCTCAAACCGATGTTGACGAGTGCCCGTGTGTTCTCGTATGTGATAGTAACCGTGTCCTCCAGGAGGCGGACGCGGGGCAGGTAGCTGATCCTTTCGATGGTGGTCAGCAAGGGATCCACGGGTGCCCCGTCAAGGAAAGTCAGCAGCGTATTGTCGCCCAACGCTTCGGCGCTGTCAACGGTCAGGTAGAAGGTGCCTTCGCTTGTCACCAGCTCGATGTTCTGGTAGGTCGGACTGCTAGCGTAAAGCGCATTATAATCGAGACCGACGACTTCCAGTTGTGCACCTGTCCACACGCCAAGGGGCGCCTGCACTAGGTCGTTCCGGAACGTGCTGGTGTAGAAGCTGCGCTGCCTACCGCGGCAGTAATCAAGAAACGTAAACCAATAGTCGATGTCCGTCTGCTCGAAGAGCGTATTGATCTGGTATTGACGCTCACCGCTGAAATACTTCTGATCCCATGCCGTGAACTGGGCAGGCTTGCCTGTCTCGTTGTCAATAATGGACAGCCCGGCGTCAAAGAGCTCCGGGGCCTCGCTGTCGAGCGGTCGCCGCTCAAGGACAGGGACGTCATTGTAGAGTG